GCGCCTACCGTGGCTGTTACTGGTGGCACCAACCGCGCATTCAGCAAGGCCCTGCTTGACACCGCTTGTCAAAACATCTTTGTCAATTCGGGCCAGTTTGCCGAGATGCTGGTTGTTTCGCCGGCTCACAAAACCACCTTCTCCGCATTCGCTTCGGTTGCACAAAACCGCATCGATGTCAAAGGCGGCAAAAACAGCCAGGCCACCATCGTGGGCGGCGCTGAGGTGTACCTGAGCGACTTTGGCGGCTTGACGGTGGTTCCTCACTATCTGATGGCTGGCAGCAACGTGGCTTATGTGCTGAACAGCGACTACATCGATCTGGCCTTCCTGGACGGCTTCAAGGAAACGCCATTGGCGAAAACCGGCGACAGCGACAAGGTGCTGATCACCGCCGATGCCTGCCTGGCTGTGCGCGCACCCACGGCGCAGTGCAAGATTGCCGATCTCACTCCTTAAACCGGTTGACTCCACAAAGGGGGCGCTTCGGCGCTCCTTTTTTTCGCCTTTACCACTCAGGACAATGGCCCATCGCTAACGTCGAGAGGCCGCCGAGATGGATGAATTGCACATTGCCGAGAGTGCCAACGAGTACGGCATTTCCAAAGACATGCGGATTGAGGACGGCAACCTCATCACCCGGCACACCTACGACGCCCAGCCCATGCTGGAGGCCGCGGCACAGGCCCGCACCATGAGCGAGGGCAGGCGCTGGGGCGATGGGCAGTTCGTCGGCATCATCCCATTTGCCGAACTGACGCGCATCAACGAAACCCACAGCGGCGCAGAGGCCCGCAAGCACGCCATCTTGACCTGGCTGCGCGACAACCCCAAGCTGGTCACGTTTGACAAGTTCCTCAAGCGATGACCTACACCGAACTACAGGCCCAGATTGCGGCCTACTTGCACCGCACCGACCTGGCTGCGCGCATTCCTGGCTTCATCGCGCTGGCTGAGGCGTACCTGTTTCGTGAGTTGCAGATCCGCGAGACGCAGATTGTGACCACGATCACAACCACCGACGATTACGCGCCACTGCCCGCTGATTTCTCCAGCCTGTCGCGCATCACCATGACGCATGGCTCCGTGGAATACGCGCTGGACTATCAAAGCGACCCACAAGCCGCCAGCGACCCAGCACCGGGCCGCTACGCGCTGGAAACCGGGCGAATCCGCATCTATGGCGCTGGCACGGGCGCTGTTGCCACCATGTATTACGTCCCCAAGCCGCCCGCACTGAGCGCCCTACAGCCCAGCAACTGGCTCTTGGAAGCTGCGCCCGATCTGTACCTCTACGCATCGGCGCTGGAGGGCGCGAAGTACACCCGCGACACCGCAGAGGCCGCGAACCTGGCCGGTCTTGTGCAGGGCGCGATGGACGCTGTTCGTCGGTACATCGAAACCCGTGGACGGCCCGCTGTGGGCTCCATGCAAATCAAAGTGAGGCGCTGAAATGCCACTTGAAACAGCAACTTTCATTGATGGGCTGGTTTCTGCCAACCCCGCCGGGGCCGATGCCAAGTCCACGGCAGACGATCACCTGAGGCTGATTAAGTCAACTGTCAAAGCCACATTCCCCAACATCACCGGGGCGGTGACTGCCACCCAGGCCGAACTGAACAGCGTGACAGCGAAGGCGAACATCGCATCGCCAGACTTCACCGGCACGCCCACGGCACCGACAGCAACGCTTGGCAATAACACCACCCAGCTCGCCACCACGGCATTCATTCAGGCCGCGATTGCCAACGTGAACGCGCAAACGGGTGTGGCTGTGTCGATTGTTTCGGGCACATCCCAGGCGGGTGTGGCGGGCTCGCATTACGTGCTGACCAATGTCGCAGCCACCACCGTGACCCTGCCCGCTGCGCCCGCATCGGGTGCCACCGTCTGGGTGACGTGGACAAACAGCCTCACCACCAACGTCATTGCGCGCAACGGCCAAACCATCATGGGATTGGCCGAGGACATGACGCTGGACGCCGCAACCAATGGCACGGTGCAACTGCGCTTTGTCAACAACTCCTGGAGGCTCGTATGAGCACGTTAAGCCAGTTTGTCGGCGGCAGCATCAAAAGCATTCAGCGCGGGGTTATCAACATCGCTGGCCCTACAAGCACGTTGTCCAACGACATCACAATTTCGGCGGTCAATATGGCGAAGTCTGAGCTCCGGCTGACGGGTACTGCAAGCAGCGGCGCCGCCAGCTTGTCCCTGACCGGGCCAACCACGCTCAATGTGACGCGCTCCACGGTCAGCGTGGCGGTGGCGTTTGGCTGGGAAGTGACGGAATGGAGATGAGCATGAATTACGCACAACTCAACGACAGCGGCGTGGTGGTAGGTGTCACGGCGGCGGCGGGCGTCATCAACGCGCCCAACATGATCCCGATTGACAGCCTCGACGCTTCGATCCTTGGCTCGACTTACGCCAACGGGGTGTTTCTGCCCGCACCCAGCGTGCGCCACATCACCCAACTGGCTTTCCTCAGCCGCTTCACCGACGCGGAAGCTGTGGCGATTGATCTGGCCAGCATCGGGGCCACGGTAGAGGCCGCGTCCATGCGGCGCTACCTGAGCAAGGTCAACGCGGCCACGTTCATCGACTTGAACCGGCCTGACACCCGAGCCGGTGTGCAATCGCTGGAGGCCGGTGGTGTGCTGGTCGCTGGCCGAGCACTGGAAATTCTGGATGCGCCGATTCAGCCCGAGGAGCGCCCGCAATGAAAGCACTTGCACTCACCGCGCTGGCGCTGCTGGCCGGTTGCGGCGGCGGACAGGACGCCAAGCCTGTGTCCGTCGTGATGTGGGGCGACAGCACCATGTACGGCGCGGCCACGCACCAGCCGCCCTACAACTGCACCCGAGTGAGCCCGACCATCCCGCAGACGGTGGCGGCGGTCACCGGCTTCGCGGTGACGAACTACGGCGTCAACGGCTCAAAAGCGCCTGAAGCATTGACCGGTCAATGGAACGATCCGGGCTGCAAAATCCCCACGCCGCCATCGCTCGCTGCATCGATCTACAGAGAATCGTTTGATGTCTACGCCTTTGCGTTCGGGATTAACGACTCGTGGGTGTACGGTGTGCCCGACTACAAGGAACACATCAAGCAGGTCCACGCCGCCGGAAAAGTGGCTGTGCTGATCGAGCCCTTCCAAGTTGAGCCAACCGCGCCCACGTGGGACGCAAGCTACTTGCCGAACGACCATATGGCGCGGGTCATCGAGGTGCGCAAGAGCCTGCGCCAATACGGTGTGCCCGTCATCACGGTGTCCGAGCTTGACAGCAAGGTGGTTGGGATCAATGCGCCCGATGGACTGCACCCGAGCCAAGCCTATGCCGACGCGCTGGGCCGACACATCGGGCGACAGCTCCCTGCGGCGCTGGCGAAGGCGGGCAAATAATGGCCTTCGTGCAGATCAAGAACGCCGGTCAGATCGGCGTCAACAAAGATCTGGCAGTCACCGAGCTGCCGCCTGCTGCCTGGACAGACGCGCAGAACATCCGGTTTCTGGACGGCTCTGCTTACCAGTTCTACGGGCATAGCGAGGTGTTTTTGGGGACTCCCATTGAGCCATATCACGTCCTGCCGGTGACGGTGGCGGGAGAGAAAAGCTGGCTTTATGCTGGGGCTGGGAAGATCTACCGCGTGGCCGCGCCCGGTGGCGTGGCGACCCACACCGAGATCACCAAAGCGGCCACGACTTACGCGGGCCAAAAGAACGCATGGACTTCAACCGTCCTCGGCGGCATTCCGATCTTGAACAACGGCGTGAACGCACCTCAGCAATGGCTGCTGACGGGGCTGTGCACCGACCTATCGGCCTGGCCTGCTGCCACCACCTGCGCTGTGATGCGCTCGTTCAAAAACATGCTGGTGGCGCTGGATGTGACCAAGGCCGGGGTGAGATTCCCCTACATGGTGAAAGTGTCCCATCCCGCCGACCCCGGTAGCGTGCCCGTCACCTGGGATGTGACCGATGCCACCAAAGACGCGCTTGAATTCGATATTTCCAGCGGATACGGCTACATCATCGACGGCATGGAGCTGCGCGACAGCTTCATGATTTACAAGACCGATGGTTGCTTTCGGATGGACTACACCGGGGGCGCGTTCATCGTCAGGAATCAGAAGGTTCTTGGCATGTCAGGTGCCTTGAATCGGAATTGCATTGTCGCGCTCGACGGTATGCACTTTGTGCTGACCAGCTCAGACGTGATCGTGCATGACGGGCAGGCCGCAACCTCGGTGCTGGACAAGCAAACCCGGCGCTTTCTGTTCAACAGCATTGACAGCGACCTGTCGGGCCTGTGTTTTTGCTTCATGAACCCGTATTTGAACGAGGTGTTCGTATGCTACCCGGAGCCTGGCTCCACGTCTTGCAACAAAGCGATGGTGTGGAACTTTCTGGACAAAACGATCAGCTTTCGGGACATTCCTTCGCTCAACCATGCGCAGTTCGGTGCACTGGACGCAGATTCCGCAACCACGTTTGACGCTGATACAGCGCCCTTTGACAGCGACTTGACGTCTTTCAATGCCTCGGGCTTCACTCCCAATCTGGTGAGCGTGGTGATGGCTTCCGGTGACGCCAAGCTGTATCTGCTGGATGGCTCCACCACGTTCAACGGCGCAATACCCACCGCGTATTTGGAGCGCAGCGGGTTGCACTTTGACGCGCCAGAGGCGATCAAGATGATCCGGTCCATTCGGCCCCGGATTTCTGGACAGCCGGGGGCTACGGTGAATGTCTCTGTTGGGTACTCAAATGAACCTTATGGCACGCCGATTTATGGCCCCGAGGTGCCCTTTGTGATTGGGCAATCTGTGAGCTGCGACAGCATCGTTTCTGGCCGTTACATGGCGATCAAATTCTCAAGCGGGAGTGCCTATTACTGGCGCCTAGACTCGTACTCGATTGACGTTCAGCAGGCGGGCTCGTGGTGAGGCCGTTACAAGGACAGGTCATTCGGTATGTGCCTGGACAGGTGCCCGATAGCGCGGCTGACTTGACCCGCTTTCTGCGCGAAGAACTGGAGCAAATTCGACAGGTGGTGAGCTTGATGCAAGACGGCCAACTCGATGTGACCACGGTGGCACCAGCCAAGCCGAGAGATGGGATGTTGCGCCGCGCTGATGGCGTGCTTTGGAATCCTGGAGCGGGGGCCGGTTTCTACGGCTACCACTCCGGCGCATGGAACAAATTAGGGTAAGGACAAATCATGGCACTCAATCTCGGCATGTCAATCGATGACACATGGAAGCAGTACACAAGCAACTTGAAAGACGGCGAATCCCGTGATTTTGCAGGAGGTACGATCAGCCGGGGGCCAAACGGCGTCATGTTCCAAAACGCAAAAGGCGATCAGTCAGTGATCGGCCCGGAGATGTCTGTTGAGCAAATTACCAACAGAATCCCTGAGTTTGCAAAGCAGTGGGGTTCGGATTTTGGCTACCAACGATCGCCCGATGTGAAGGCATTCAGTCAGTTGGGCAGTGGCTTCGACGGCTCGATAGTTGCAAAAAATGAGCAATTCAGGGGTGTAGATTTGAACGGTGCGAAGTCGGCGCAAGATTTGTTCAACCGCATCGCTGGCACGGCCTACACAGGAGGTTTGACTCTCGACCAAATTGCCGCAATTGGTGAAGAAGCAGGCGGTGTTGGTCAGTACACCGTCGGCCCTGATGGAAAGTATCACGTCTCCGGTGCCTACGCCTCGCCAAGAGCCGCATCACAACCCGGTGGGCAGTCGGGTAACGGGAGCACGGGTGGCGGCGGGGGTGTCCCTGGCGGCGGCAGCAATGCAGGACCGGGTGGCGGCGGGGGTGTTGCGCCGGGTGGCGGGGGCCAAGACAGCGGGCGCAATCCCTACCTGCAACAGATGGGCGCGGCCATTCAGGCGCAAAGCAACCAGAATTTGCAACAGAACATCTTGCCAGGCATCGGGCAGGGCGCACAAGCGGCGGGCATGTATGGCTCCAGCCGACAAGGCACAGCCGAGGGCATGGCGATGGGCAACGCGCAGACCGGCGTTAACAGCGCGCTCGCCAATATGTACTTGAATGGCTACGGGCAGGATCAGAACTACAACCTTGGGTTGGGCAATCTGGCGCTTGGCAACAAGAACGCCGATCAGAACTTCATGCTTGGCAACAAGAACTCAGACCAGGGCTTCTACACACAGCAGCGCGGGCAGGATCTGCAACAGGTGGGATTGGGTGCCAGCCTGTTCGGGCAGGGCAATCAAGGGATGCTGAACCAAGGCCAGGGCATCTACAACCTGGGCTTGACCGGGCAGCAAGCGCCTTGGCAGTCCATGCAGAACTTCGGCAGCGTGTCGCAGCCCTACACCGGCTTCGGCAGTTCGTCACAAAACCAAAGCGGCTCGGCTGGCGCGGGCTTCCTGGGCGGCGCACTGGCTGGGTCGCAGGCTTACAACATCTTCGGCGGCAACAGCGGGCCGATGGGTGTCCAAAACACAGGCGGGTTTACCAACACGCCCAACTACCTTCGCTTCTAAGGAACCATCATGCTTGGATCAATTTTAGGCGCGGTTGCAGGGCCGCTTATTGGCGGCTTGCTGGGTGGCAGCAGCAGCAAAAAAGGCACCACCACCACCTCCGAAAACAAACTCGATCCGCGCATGGATCGTTATGTCTACGGCGCTGATGGACAGTCAGGCTTGCTTGGCTCGGCTTTCAATCTCGCGCAAGAGCAGATGAAAAACGGCGGGCTGAACGACCTGCAACGGCAGGGCTTGGATATGCAGCGCCAGTACCTGATGAGTCCGCAGTACCAGCAGGGTTTCAGCGGCATGATGGGCCTAGGCCAGTCGCTCATGGGCGGCGGTGTGGCGGGCAACCCGTTCACCAAAGGCCAGGGCGGCGGCGTGGCGGGCAATCCGTTTGCAGGCTCGCCCTTTTCGTACAGCGGCGAACAGAATGCAACGCTGCCCAGCTACACCAGCCAACCCAGCTTGACGGCACCACCATCGCCTGCGCCCACAACGGGCCTTCTCGGTGGCGGCGGGCCACGCGAGCAGGGCGGGCAGGGCGGGCGCACAGATGGCGGGTACAACAGCACCTCGCCTGCAAGCAGTGGCTTCGCAGACCCCAACGACGGCAACAACCCAATGGGCACCACGTTTTCCGATGCCAATGTGAAGTCGGTTGCAATGTTGGCGGCGGCGGTGTTGGGCATCCCAACAAGTTTGGCGGGCGCTGTCGCTGTGAAAGCCAATCAGATGTTTGGCACTGTCACAGTAGACGGCATGGCTGCTGCAATGGCGCAGATGGACGCGCAGGCCGCTGAAAATGATGGTATTGCGGCCAGCTATGGCGGCGGCTTTGGTGGCGACCCTAATGGACCTGGTGGCGTCAATAGCGACGGCAACAGCTACGGTGGAAGCTGGGGGGCTAGCTACGGCGGAGCATTTAACGGCGGCGGCGGCGGTGGCTTTGGCAACGGCAAAGGCTTTGGCGGGAGCGGTGGCTTCGGTGCCGATGGCAAAGGCTTTGGCGGTAACGGCAGTTTGGGAGACTAACTCATGGGACTACTCGGCAAAGATTGGAGCGATCCAAAGACGATGGCCACATTCCAAATGGCCGCTGGCCTGCTGGGTGGCGGCAACTTCGGGCAAGCTGCGGCGCGTGGCTTGTCGGCGTACTCTGACACGATGAGCGAAGCCAACAAGGCGGCGATGCTTAAGGAAGAACGCGACTACATCAAGCAGCAGCGCGAGATGGCGGCGGCGCAGGAAAAGCGCCAGCGCGATTGGCGCAGCGGCCTACCTGCGGTGATGGCTCAGAAGGTTTACGGCGCGGGCGACGAAGGCCCGACGATGGAACGCGACGCCGGGGCGCTCAACAACTACCTGATGAGTCCTGACAGCCCGTTTGCTGAAAAGATGCTTGAGCAGAAGTTGTTCCCGCAAGCGGCTGACTACCGTGTTGTTGGTGGTGATCTTGTGAAGATCGGACAAGGTGGCGTGTCGGTGGCGCACCAATCTGCGCGTCCTGACAATCGTCCCTCCGAGCAGAAACTTTTCGATCTCGCAGTGAGCCAAGGCTACAAAGGCGACTTGATGAGTTTCATGCGGGATATTGTGTCCAACAAAGAGGGCGCAAGGGCTGCATTCGATGTGATGCCAGTTACCCGGCCAGATGGCACCACTTCCCTGATGCCGCGATCTGCTGTTGCAGCGCAAGCGGGTGGCGGGGCTGTGCGGCCTAGCGGAAGATTCCAAGGCGGCGGCTACAACGGCGGCTCGGCAGGTGCAGCCGCAAACGATCAGCGGGCGATTTTGAGCCGTGAGCTGGAATCTGCCACGCGGGATGGCCGGACGCAAGACGCCGAGGCTTTGCAGCGCGAATTGGGCCGCTTGCCCGGTGGCTTTCAGGTTCAGAGCAAAGCGCAAGAGGCGGCAGCAGTCGCAGCAGCTACCGATGCAGCCACTGGAAAGACGCAAGAACGCGAGTCAACAAAGGCGGCAAAACTGTCCTCGATTGATGCGCAAATCGGCGCCATCAACAAGGCCATCGACCACCCTGGGCGCAAAACAGCCACCGGCTTGTCTGGACAACTTGATCCGCGAAACTACATGGCAGGCACCAACGCGAAGGACTTTCAGGTTGTCCTAGATCAGTTGGGCGGCTCGGCATTCCTTCAAGCTTTTGAATCGCTTAAGGGTGGCGGGCAGATCACCGAGGTGGAAGGTACCAAAGCAACCGCAGCCATTGCCCGACTCAACCGTGCCCAAAGCGACGGTGAATTTTTGGTGGCCTTGCAAGACTTGCGCGAGGTTATGGAAGCTGGACGAAAGCGTCTTGCCGGTGGTGAAAAGTCGGACACGCAGAAAGATGTGGCCGCGCAACCATTGCCACCAAACCCAAGTGCGGCAAACCTTCAGCGAAACACGGTTTACGACACGCCGCGTGGCCCCGCCATGTGGGACGGCATGAAGTTTACGAAGGTGAAATAAATGGCCGACTCTTTCACGCTGAGCGACCTCAAAAACGATCAGGCGGGCGGATCGTTTACGCTGGCTGATTTGCAGGCTGAAATGCCTGCGCCTGCTCGCAATGGCTTGGTTCAAGGTGCTGGCAACTTTGCGGCGGGTGCGTTGCGCGGTGCTGGTTCCATCGGTGCCACGCTGCTTACCCCGCTGGACATGGCGGCGCGGGCGTTTGGTGTTCAAAACAGCATCATCGGCCGCACAGATCGCCGTGCATCAATGGACGGCGCTTTGCAAAACATGGGCGCAGAAACCGACTCGCTGGCGTTCAAGGGCGGCAAGCTGCTGGGTGAGGTGGCTGGAACGGCTGGCATGGGCGGCGCTCTCGCTCGTGGCGCTGCGTTCATGGGCGCACCCGCTGCGACGGTTAGCTCTATCGCATCCGGTGGCCTGAACGTGGGTGGAAAAACGGGCGCTGCTGCGCTTGCGACTCGGCTGGCAGGCGGCGCTGTTACTGGCGGCGCTACGGCGGGCTTGGTGAATCCAGAGGACGCAGGAACCGGCGCGATGATCGGCGGCGCTTTCCCAGTTCTGGCTAAGGGTATCGGCGCTGGCGCTCGGAAGGCGGGCGCGGCTCTGCGCGGCAATCCCATCTCGCGGGAGGTGGCTGACCTCGCAAGCCGCGCCGATCAGTTGGGCATCAACATCCCAGCCGACCGCATCGCCAACAGCAAGCCCATGAACGCCTTGGCGGCATCGCTGGACTACGTACCATTTAGCGGCAGGGCGGCGACCAACACCCGGATGGAGAGCCAGTTAAACACGGCGCTTTCCAAGACATTCGGCCAGAACACCGACAACGTGACGATGGGGCTTCGCAAGGCCGGTGATGCGCTCGGCGGTGAGTTTGATCGGGTGCTGCAAAACAATAGCGTCAAAGTCGATCAGCAGTTCTTCCAAGACATTGCGGAACACGCCACCAGGGCGTCTAAGGAACTTGGAGCGGACGGCGCCAACGTCATCAAGAACCAGATTGACGAAATCATGCAGAAGGGGGCAAGCGGCCAGATTGACGGGCAAGCGGCTTACAACATCAAACGCACCCTGGACAGGATCGGCAAGCGCAACACGCCAGAGGCGTTCTATGCGCTCGATTTGAAGAAGTCTCTCATGGGGGCGCTCAACCGCAGCTTGGGGCCAGATGAAGCGGCCAAATTCGCCGCGACCCGCCAGCAGTACGGGAACATGCTCACGCTGGAAAAGATCG